AAGAAACCACTTACAATAATCACTTCTCTTCCAGAGAGGAGAAGATTGAAACTGCTCAAGCTATTGTGCAGCAGTCAGATGATTTACCATTCTGATGTTTTTTTGATGATGAGAAGAGGGCAGCAGAAATGTTGCTCTTTTTTTTTCTCAGGATCATAGATATTAAAAATTATTGTTTAGATTGGAGGGATGATACATGAACACATAGTGCAATCAGATAGCACGATAAAATATCTGGAAAGAGCAAGAAAAGGGTTGATTGCTCAGGCATCTAAATTTGGAGTTGATCAGATAGATGAATATCTAAGATTTAAGGAGGGAAATTTCATAGTAGTAACAGGACATGCCAATGTAGGAAAAACCCATACAATGATATACCTGCAACTGCTGCATACCTTAGAGAACGGATCTAAATGGTTAATCTATTCTTCAGAGAATGAAGTGCAATCCATACAGAGAAAGATCATAGAGTTCCTAGCAGGGAAGCCAATCAATCAGATTGATGAAAGTGAGTTCTGGAGACATCATGCTTTTGTGCAAGGGCATTGGGCATTTATAGATAGCGAACTTATCGTTAATGCTTTTGAGTTGTTAGATATCGCTAAGGAGATTTATGATGCTTGGGAGTTTAATGGATTGATGATTGATCCTTATAATTCACTTACCATTAGGAAGGAGGATTTGAAAGGTATATCAACACATGAATACCATTATGAAGTAACAAGCCATATCAGGAAGTTCTGCAAGGAATATAGAGTTACTACTATCCTGAATACACATCCTGCAACAGAAGCCCTGAGAAAAGTATTCAAGGGCAATCATGAATACGCAGGACATACAATGCCTCCTATGGCTAGTGATGTTGAAGGAGGAGGAAAGTTTGTGAATAGATCAGATGAGTTTTTTGTGATTCATAGATATACTCAGCATGAGAGAGATTGGATATATACAGATATTCATGTGAGGAAGATTAAGGAATTAGAATCTGGAGGCAGACCAACTCCCTTAGATTCTCCTGTAAGAATGGAATCAACAATTGGAAATTGCGGCTTTCGGATAAATGGATTAGATTTAATCACCAAAAAAATTACAATAGATGGATCTCCATTTTGAGGGAAATAAATTATACTACATGGAGAAGGAGGCAGAATTATATGCTGCTCTTCAGATTGTAAGCAAGGAGTTGAATGGTCAGGAGAGTATGACTAAAGAAGAGGTTTGGGATGTGTTTAATATCCTGATGGATACCTCAGCAGTATATAGGCATATCACAGATTACTTTAATGTTCTTGATAAGAAGATCCTAGAAGCTAGGATTGAGAATGGTAAGTTAAAGCAGGAGATGTATGATCTAAGAAAACAGAATGCATCATTAGAGAAAACGATTGAAGGATTTATGAATGAGTTTTAAGAGATGAAAAAGGTTAATAGTTTATCAGGAGGAAAAACATCAAGTTATATAGCAGCAAATTACCCAGCAGATTATGATGTGTTTTCGCTAGTAAGAATAGAAGATGAGAACTGCAAGTTCCCAGATGAGAAGATCAGGAAAGAGGTAGAGGATAGAATCCAAGCCCCTTTTATTGGAACGGCAGAGGATGATACTATCATCTATACTATGCTTGACCTTGAGCAGTTTATAGGTAGAGAGATCTCATGGGTTACAGGAGTAACATTTGATGAAGTTGTAAAAACAAAAGGAGGATGGCTTCCAAACAAACTACACAGATATTGTACAACTAATATGAAGTTGATGCCAATATTTCATTGGTGGTATAAGACTATTGGAGAGCCTGTTGATATGAGAATAGGTTTCAGAGCAAATGAGCAAAGGAGAGCAAAGAAAATGATTGAGAGAAAGAATGAGAATGGTTTATTAGAAATCAAAGCAAGTGTAAGCAAACATCCCTCTGGAAGAAACAAGTGGCAGGATTTTGAATGGCAATCACCCTCTTTCCCTTTGATTATAGACAACATTTACAAAGATAATGTTGAAGAGTTCTGGAGGGATAAACCTGTAAGATTTGCATGGATGAACAATTGCGTAGGATGTTTTCATAGAAATGAGATCCTGTTAAAGAAGATGTTTCAAAAGCATCCTAACAAAATGCAATGGTTTGCAGATCAGGAAATGGGAAGAAATGGAAAAGGAACTTGGAAAACAGGAGTAAGCTATGAACAGATTAAAGATTACAAACTTCAGTTTGAACTCTTTGATGATGATTTTGATGAATGTGATTCTGGGTATTGTGGATTATAAAAATAATATGGAACAGAGAGATTATAAAAGAGAGTTAGAGGCTTTGGAAATATTTCTAGAAAGCGAAATAAAACAAGAAATAGGAACAGATTGTTATAGAGCAGGATTAATGACTTGTTTAATGCTTATAAAAAATGGTCTTTAAAAGGAAGATGGACAAAGGGCAGAAATTCCATATCAATAATATGGAGTTCGTATGTATGGAGGTTCATGCATATCTGCAAACTAGAGTAGATGGAGAGAAGAGTGATATAGATGTAGGATCTAGCTATTACATAGTGAGAAACGCATCTTCAGGATCATTACATAGAATACCATTTCAAAAAATAATAGATAAAGAAAACGAGATAAAATGGATGAATTAGGACAAGTGCTGAAAGCATATTACAATGAGATAGGAGTTATTCCAGATGGAAGCAGGAGACTGAATCAGGTTTTTGCTAGGAGTGCAATGATGGTTGCAATGAGAAAGTATATGAGCCTTCATCAGGTGGGCAAGGTTTTTGGTAAGAATCATGCTACTATTCATCATGCAGGGAGAAAGCATGAGGAGAATATGGATTGGAGTGAAGGATACAGATACTACTATGAAGTAGCACAGAGGATCTTAGTAGATAAGCCTAGCCTGAAGATTCAGGCTGATAATACATTGATGGCTCAGTTCAGTAGACAGAGGCTAAGAATCATGGAATTGGAGGGACAAGTTAATAACTTGAAAAACAGGATATTAGAATTAGAGGGAAAAAGTGTTATCTTAGAAGCAGATGGAAATAGAATTTAACCCACTTTATGGCTTTATGTTAGGTGTAAATTATGCCTACTATCCTGAGGAGAATGGAGAGCCTCCCTTACACTATTTACAGATAGCAGTAGGGATTGGAATCATTGGAATAACATGGATCGCATAGAGAAGTTTTATAGGAAGAACTTTAAGAGATTAACAGGCTTTATAAAGCAGTACACAGATGGCTCTTATGATATAGCATCAGACATTGTTCAGATGGTGTTTCTTAGGCTTCTAGAATTAGAACAGGAAGGGAGGACAAACTTTTACGAGGATGACTCCCTTTCCTTTTTCTATGTATATAGATCCTGCATCAATACGGCTCTAAAATATCAGAGGGCTAAGAAGCGAATCCAGAAAGTTGATATTGATGATCTAGAGAATCATAGTTATGAGACTTATCCAGAGGAGAGGGACGCAATGGAGAAACTGATCCTGATGATGGAGAAGGAGATGGAGGATATGCATTGGTATGATTCCAAGATGATCAGGATTCATATGGAAGGGAACTCAATGAATAAGATCCACAGGGAGACAGATATAGGATTAACATCAATTAAGAATACTATCAAAAATGGCAAAGCGAAAATCTACGACCAAATCAAAGAAGATTGGGAAGACTACGAAAACGGAGACTACGACAAAATCTAAGGGATTAGGAGATACTATTGAGAAGATCACAGAAGCTACAGGAATTAAGGCGGTGGTGAAAGCTATTGCAGGAGAAGATTGTGGCTGTAATGAGAGAAAGGAATGGCTCAATAAAAAGTTCCCTTATAAGAAAGTTCAATGCTTAGATCCTGAGGAGAAGGAATATCTATCAGGAGGAATCCTGAAGGAGAAGAGAATAAGCAGGGAAGATCAGGAGATGATAGCAAAGATTCATTCAAGGGTATTCAGCCACAAATTTCATGTGCCTTGCAGTTGCAATCCTAGTATCTGGAAGCAATGGATCAGAGAACTTAATGATATGCTAGATGCACCTGAGGAAGTATCTTAAAGAAGGAAGAAATCTATCAGATGCCCGTACCGCCATTTGTGTTGATGTAGGTAAATCAGGAGAGGCTTTATTCAAGGAGTTGACAGGTGCTATCAAATCTGAATTAGCAGATGATAAGCAACACATTGATTTCTATTGGGGAGATAAGAAGGTTGATGTTAAGGGATTGAAGAAGATGCATCACTCAGGTTTTATTCTTCTGGAGTTTATCAATGTATGGGGAGGTAATGGATGGTGCAGTAAGAATAGCAAGGCAGAGTTCATTGCTTTTCAGTTTCCTAATCAGTTCTATGTATTTAAGAAAAGTGATCTCAGGGAGAGAGCATTGGAATTATGTGAGGAGTTTAATCAGGATAATGTGATTAGAAAGAATTGGATTCCATATGATGATGCTAAATACAAATGGGTTGGAAGGTATAATGCTCAGGATGTGTTTACATATCTAAAGATATCAGATGTAGATGATTTGATATATGACTTACTCCCTTATACTATAAAGGAATGATGATATTATTTGGGATTGCATTAGGCATTGCATTGAATCAAATCAGGATCTTACAGAAGAGGGTTAATGAGATAGAGGAGTTCATTGGGAAAGTTTTTTTTGATGATGAAGAAAAATAATTATTAAAAAGTTTTTTTTATAAGTTATTATTTCTTATATTTGAGTATCATTAAAAAAGAGAGATATGAAAAATTTAAATGAATTCAAACTTTTATTTAGCGGATATGAAAACGGAAAGGGTAAACACATCATCATGATGTTACCATTTTGGTCTTGTGATGATGCTATAGATCACATTGTTTCTTGTTTTGGAATGCAACCAAAATCAAGATGCAAGGAAAGCAATTGGTACGGCATTAGCAGAATTACCAACAACAAAATCTAATATCAACCAGAATCAAAATTAAAAATAAGAGAGATGAAAACAACAAAGATTCAAGCAGCAAAGTATTATGCTTTTCTAGCAGTAGCATCAAGCCTTTTTACAATTGTGGTTCTATCAATTGCTAAGGGAATGGCAATCCTTTTAAATACTACATTATGATAATGTTAGATGGTTCAAACTATGATCAGGATTGGATGATTGATCAGGCTAAAGGTGATGAGTTCTATTATGGAGTTCTAAACACATTAGCGTTATCCTCATCTAGTTGTAAGATGCTATTAGATAGCCCTAAGACCTTCCATAACTATATGAAGTATGGAAACTCAGAGAACTCACCTGCTTTATTGATGGGGAGGATTATTCATGTGATGATCTTAGAGCCTCAGAACTTTGAGAAGATATTTGAGGTAGTGGATGTAGCTTCTAAGAATACTAAGAAGTATAAGGAGGCTCAAGCAGATACAACTAAGACTTGCATCACTACAAAGGATCTTCAGGCAGGAGAGAGGATGGCTGATGCGTTTAATAGGAATGAGGTTGCATTGAGTTATCTAGCAGATGCAGATTGTGAAGTTCCTATGGTTGATCTTGTAGGAGGCTTTCCATTCAGAGGGAAGGCAGATATCCAGAGAGGGAATGAGATAATTGATATCAAGACAACTACAGATTTAAAGGCATTCCGCTATAGTGCAGACAAATATGGATATGATTTACAATGTTATATCTACTGCAATCTATTCAAGACATCCTATAAGGATTTTACATTTATTGCTTTAGATAAATCATCTACTGATATAGGGATATATGATGTATCTGAGGAGTTTTATAAGAGAGGAGAACATAAGTTCAATAGGGCTATTGGTTTATACAGAGATTTCTTTGTGAAGAATCAGGATCTGGACACTTATACAATTAGAGAAACATTGTGAAAAAGCATACTAAGATCTATATGAGGTATTTTAATTATGTTCTGGATGATTTCATTCCTTGTGAGGTATGTGGAAGCAGAGCAGTTGATATTCACCATATAGAGAATAGAGGTGCAGGAGGATCAGGGAATAAGGATGTGATTGAAAACCTTATGGCGGTATGTAGACCTTGCCATATAAAGTTTGGAGATGTACCTGAATGTAAGGAGATGTTAAAGGAAATTCATAAACATAAAATGAGATGAGAAGAAAGGGAAAGAGAATACATCATTTGCAGCAGCAAAGATCTGGAACAATCAATAGCACATTAACAAATAGAAAGCCACAGGATGCTTTTAGAGAGTTAGATGGAGTTATGAGATATGGTAAGTATAAAGGCAAGAAGATTCAGGATCTTCCAAAAAGCTACATTGAGTGGATGCTTGAGAATCTGGATTTGCCTCATGGAAAGAAACAAAGATTAAGAGAGTTGATATGAGAAGATTTAGAGTATTTGTAGAAGGAAAGTTCAATGCTATATTTGATAGTATTGAGAAGGCTAGAGAATGTAG